AATTACAAACACTGTAAATGCATCAGCTAATGGTAACTTTAGATTTATTATAAACATTCAACAGTTTTAATAAATAAAATTAGTGGCTCTTTCGGGAGCCACAAACAATAGGAGAAAATTATGTCAGGTGGAGGAAGTTTTACATCAGATCAACTGTCGGTACACAAAGCAAGTGGTACTCATGTCATGATCACAGGTAGAGGAAGAATTACTAGTGTACAAGCTAAGGGACATGCAAGTGGTCAAGTTGAGTTTCATGATTGCGCTACTACAGGTGCTGTAGCATCAGCAAACTTAAAATTAAAATATGTTTTCGGTGAAGAAGGAATTGATATCTACATGCCCGGATCAGGTGTTTTGTTTAAAGATGGTATTGTAGCTGTTATAGCTAATTCTTCAGTTACAATTACACATACGTAAGATGAGTAAGCTTAAGCTAGGTATTGCAGGTTCTAAGTTTGTTGGAACCAAGATTAAAGATCTAGCTAAAAAGCTTAAGAAAAAAAAATATACAAAGACTACAAGAAAAAACTACGAAACAGCTCGAGGTCATAAGGTAGGTAAAAGTTTAAAACCTTATAATGTACGAGCTGGTGCAAGAGATACTAAAGTTATACCAACTAAAGCTCAATCTCAAAAAGGCAGTTCTTTTAAACCTGTAAAAATAAGAACAAGAGGTCCTAATACATATCATATAAATAAGATGGGTAGTCAAGGTTCAGCAGAATCTTTAAGAGAGGATTTAATGAAAACCCATGGGTATGGTCCATCTTTCAATGAATTAATACGATCAATAACTAAAAGAAGAAAAAAGAAAGGTGGCATATTAAAATTAAAAAGGGGTGGAGATAATATGCCTGCTCGAAATAAAAAAAATTTTAGACCAACAGAAAAAGGTGCTGGTATGACTGCTGCTGGCGTTGCTGCCTATAGAAGAGCAAACCCTGGATCTAAATTAAGCACCGCAGTAACAGGAAAAGTAAAACCAGGATCTAAAGCTGCTAAGAGGCGTAAATCGTTTTGTGCTCGTAGTGCAGGACAAATGAAAAAATTTCCAAAGGCTGCAAAAGATCCTAATTCAAGATTAAGACAAGCGAGACGAAGATGGAAATGTTAACGCAGATTATTAGAAAATTTCTAGGATATGATATACTCGACAAAAGAATAAGAATATTAGAAAGAAAAAACTATTGGAGAGAAAAATATAAAAATGGCATATCTGAACGCAAACATTCCTCCAATATATTGTAAATTAAGAAAGGAGTATCTGTATGATCTCAAAGAACATCACGGAGAAAGTGAAGAATGTGTTATCTTCGCTGTTACATCTATTTCGGGGAGGGCTCTCCTATTTAACATCATGTTACCCAATGGTGCGTGCTATTGGCGTTTGCCTATCTCAGCGTTTTTCCAAAAACATTATGATAGAGCCAATGTGCCGGATATGCAGACGCACGAGTTGGAACTGTGGAACAGTTTTAGTTACTGGCCTAGTGTTACTTGCTTTGATTGGTTGGATGGTGTAAGCGGAAAATTTCTAGGTCTAGATAAAAAATTCTATCATGGAAAATATTTATTTACGATTGATTGGGCTCACCCAGACGTCAATATTTTGGATGTTGAACATTCTGAAATACCTCAAGAACACAAGTGTGCGCATATATTGGCTCTTAATAACGGGAATTTTGCAGCTCAGCCTAATAATCGTCTTTTGTGGCACATTAATAGCTACACTACTGATAACAGCTGGCCTGATTACAAAGTCCAAACTACATATTGGGACGCGGAGGATAACGATATGGTTACAGAAGACAGCGATAAAATGTTCTATGAAATGGAAAAAAAAGAAAAATGATTGATAAACTAATATATAAATTTTTTGGTGTACTAGACAAGGGATGTTACTTCATAGATAATCTTTTTAAACCAAGGAAGAAAAAAAAATGAATTTAGCAGACTTACTTAAAAAAAACATAGTCATGGTACCTGTGGTAGCTTCAGTTTTAGTTGGAACATTCACAGGTGTTAAGTATGTGGTTAATCTTACAGATACTATCAATGGAAACAAAGCAGAGATAGAAAAATTACAAACTATGAGCATAGAAAATATCAATAGAGATATGAAAGTGTTAACTGACAATGTAAATACTGTCATTGCAAAATTAGAAAGAGCTGAAGGCACATGGGAGATGGCCGAAAACTTATATGAAGTTCTAGCTGATAAAGTTAGACAAATGGAATACGATATTAAAGATTTAAATAGAGAAATAAATTATTAGGATGAATTATGGAGTCAGCCAAGATGAATTATTATTTTACAGGAATATTAATTATCTTGCTATGCTTAATTGCATGGATGGGTCCTGCGTATCCTAGAAACGAATATCTAAACAATAGCGATAGATGTGGAGAGTTTGAAGCTCGTATAGAACAGTATCAAAACGATACAAATTATAATTCCTCTGGAAGTACAGATTACAATAATGAAAATTGGAGATTTAATTTAGGTTTTAGAAAATACTTAGGTACCGATTGCAAAACTTCAAAAGAAAACATGCAGTTAAAACAACAACTAGAGTTAATGAAGATGTGTAACAAAGTAAATAGAAACCCAAGTCTTGCACAAAACCCAAACTTTACATTGTTAGTATCTAAATGCAGAGGAGTTGTACCACAAGCAGTTGATACAGAAACGATGCCTACCGGAAGTTTATGGGATGAATTAAAAGAAGATTATATTGAAGAAAACCCAAAATCTAAGACTTTAGACAATAATAATAGTACATTGAAAATACCACCAGAGGGTTATATACTACCTAAACCAGAATAATGAAAGTAAACGATAATACATCTATATCAATGCCAATAAGAAATATGTTGGCTATCATTGCAGCGGTAGCTGTAGGTGCGTGGGCTTACTTTGGTGTAATAGAAAGATTAAATAAATTAGAAACATCTGATACCCTTTTCCAGGCTGACCTGCTCAAGAAGGCAGAGCAAGAACCAAAAAATTTAGAGATGTATATGTTGATTGAACACCTTGCATCTCAAATAGAATCTATCGAAAAAGAAATAGATGCATCAAGATACAACAAAGTAAATATAGATCACTTAAAAGAACAAGTGGATATGTTACAGAAAAAAGCAAATGGTAATCACTAATGGTCGAAACTGTATTTGCATTATTGATGATCATAGAACATGAGATAAAAGAACACCGTATACAGGAGTCACTTAGCATGTGTTTGAAACGTAAGAGGGTTGCAGAGAGGCAGTTGAAAAATAAAACTGTCAGTTATAAGTGTATAAAAAGTAAAGCAGAAGTAGAGATATATCAGGGTGAAAAATCAATAAAAAAACTAATATTAGAATAATGAAACTTACACGTAACTTTAGCCTACAAGAGCTTACCAAGTCGGATACTGCAATACGTAAAGGTATCGACAATGAACCTAATGCTGACCAGATAGATAAATTAAAAACAGTTTGCGAAAAAATTTTACAACCAGTGCGTGACCAGTTTGGCAGAGTAAAAGTTACTAGCGGGTTCCGTAGTCCAGAATTGTGTGTGGCCATAGGATCGAGTTTGAATAGCCAGCACTCAAAAGCTGAAGCTGTTGATTTTGAAGTGATGGGTGTAGATAACGCTGAGGTTGCTGATTGGGTCAAAATGAATTGTGAAACAGATCAATTGATACTCGAATATTACACACCTGGAGAACCTAATTCTGGATGGATACATGCAAGTTACATACCTTTTCAACCTAGAGCTCAATATATGAGAGCTTTTAAGGAAGAGGGTAAAACAAAGTATAAACCAATAACTGGCAAAGCTGTAGATTTAGTATAAAACATTATTTGTGAAACTTTATAAAAATTTTCTTAAGGATGAAGATTTTAATATTTTAAAACAAAATCTTACACTGCCTTTCTTCCCCTGGTATTTAAATGAAGGAGTAGCTTATAAGAACGATGGGTTTACAGGATTAATGACCCACAATTTTTTTGATAATGAAAAAAACTATGTTAATTCAAATTATTACAATTTACTTGAACAACTTTTAATAAAAATAAACCCATTAATATTATTCAGAATAAAAGCAAATCTAATGTTTCCAACAGAAACAAATATTCAAACTCCTTTTCATATAGATATTTTAAAAGCAGAAAATTTTAAAAGTTACACTGGTATATATTACGTAAATACAAATGATGGATATACCTTGTTTGAAGATGGTACAAAAAACCATAGTGTTGAAAATACTTACCTTGAATTTGACGGTAAAATAAAACATGCTAGTGTGACTCATACAAATACACCTAACAGAATTGTAATAAATTTTAATTATTTAAAACAATAATGAATATAAATTTTTTATGTTCTTTACCAAGAGCAGGTAATACATTATTGGGCTCAATAATAAATGAAAACCAAGGTATAAAATGTAGCCCTAATTCAATTTGTACAGATATTCTATTTAAACTTAATAGTTTGAAATCAAACGATATATACAGAAATTTTCCCAAAGAAAGTTCTTTAGATAACCTAATAAAACAAAGTCTTTATGAATATTATAAGGATTGGGAGTCTGATTTAATATTAGACAGAGGTCCGTGGGGAACTCCTGACAATTTAAAAATTTTAAAAAAAATATTTATTAAACCTAAGTTTGTAATACTTTTAAGACCTCTTATTGAGTGTTTAGCGTCATTTGCAAAATTACAAATAGATAACAAAAATTATACAAAGAATAATATTGATAAGTATCTTTTAGGACTTCTCAATTTTGACACAGGTGTTATTGGTAAAAATATTTGCAGTGTAAACAATCTTTTAAAATCAAATGAACAATACAAAATATTTTACTATACTGATTTAGTAAACAATATAGATCTTTTCTTAAATAATTTAGGTAACTATTTAAACTTTAATTTAAAAAAACCTCATAAATTAAAACAATACAAAATAGGAAATATTAGTTATATCGATGACATACCAAACCTCCATAAAATAAAGATAGGTAGTATTGAAAAATCAAACTATGCTGTAGAAGATTATTTAAATTATGATATGATCCAATTTATCAAAAACAATAACCCATTAGACATATGAAAAAAATTATAATATTAGGAGGAGGGGCAGCTGGTTGGTTGACTGCTTTATTTGCAAAAAAAGTATTTCCTCAAAATCATGTACACCTAGTTGAAAGTACAAAGATAGGAATATTAGGAGCAGGAGAGGGTTCTACTCCTCATTTAATAAATTTGTTTAATTATTTAGATATCAATATTTGGGATTTAATAAGTAAAACAAAAGGAACAATTAAGTTTGGTATAAACTTTGAAAATTGGAATGGTGATGGAAAAAAATATTTTCATAATTTTGGATCACATAACAGATTCGATTCTTTCAAAATTAAAAATACTTTTAATGAAGGATGTTATGAAAAATACTTAATAGATTGTTGCAGTAAAAATTTAAACCTAAATGATTTTTTATACGGAAGCTTACTGACAGAAAATAAAAAAGTAGATATAGAAAATGAAAGTTTTTCTATACATTTTGATGCACATAAAATAGCCAATTATTTAAAAGAAATTTCTAAATTAAGAGGTGTAATTCATACAGAGGGTGATCTTAAAAATTTAGAACAAGATCATAATGGCAATGTAAAAGAAATCATATTGCAAGATAATACAAAATATGAATGTGATTTTATATTTGATTGTTCCGGGTTCAAAAGAATTATAATTGGAGACTTGTACAAAACTCATTGGATTGATTACCAACCTCACTTACCTATGAAAAAAGCAATTCCATTTTTTCTTGATCAAGAAGAACAAATAGCTCCTTGTACTCATGCTGTAGCAATGAAATATGGTTGGATGTGGAAAATACCTTTACAACATAGATTTGGTTCTGGTTATATTTACGATTCAAATTACATTGATTCTGAACAAGCACTCATAGAAGCTGAAAGTTTATTAAAAAGAAAACTAAATTCGCCACGAGTTATTTCTTTTGAAGCAGGCAGATATGAAAAAGTATGGGTAAAAAATTGCATTGCTGTAGGCTTATCAGCGGGATTTACAGAGCCATTAGAAGCAACCTCTCTTTACCTAACAGCTCAACAACTTCTTACATTAGCTCACTATAAAGATTCTTTATTTGACAGTTCCGATTTTCAAAAAAATAGTTTTAATGAAATCATGGGAAATTCAAACGATGATGTATTAGCTTTTTTATACCTTCACTATTTAACAAAAAGAAAAGATAGTGACTTTTGGATTAACTTTAAACATAATACAACACCACCAAAAAAATTAGAAGAAAGGCTTTTACATTTAAAAGAAAGTAATTTTATTCCTCATAATTTTAATTTACATAAATGTGTTGCAGGATTTGATTTAAGTAGTTACATAGTTGTATGTTATGGATTAGGACTTTTAAATTCAAATACAATCAAACCCATACTAGAACTTTCTCCAAAAGTTGGAGAATATAAAAGTATGATGCTCAATAGTCTTGATCGACTTGATTTACACAAAAGTTTTTTAAAGGGTCTGGATGCTCCCAACATTAATTAAAACTTCTTTTTTTGAAGATCCGCAAGAGATTATAAATTATTCAAAAAAAATTAAATGGATTAAATCAACTAATAATGACAATTGGCCTGGGTATAGATCTGATAATTTATTTTACATCAATAAAAAATTACATGATTATATTATTGATGAAATCGTACAACTATATTTTAGAGGTAAGCAAGTTCAAATAGGAAGTACAAAAATACAATTTCATAAAATATCTTACGAAGATTGGCTATCCCATAATAGAAAAAATACAAGAATCCACAAAGATTTTACAGACTTAGCAGGAATCATATATTTAAATAAAAATACTAATAATCTTAAAACTGGCACTTCTATTTACGATGAAGAAAAACAAACTATTTGCCAAATATCAAACAATTTTAATACTCTTGCATGTTATGACGGAAATCATTATCATGGAGCTACAGGTTTAGATAAAAACGAAAGATTAACAATAGTTATATTTTTAAATGAGATAAGGATTTTTGGAAAATGGCCATAGGAAGAGGACAAATTAGAAAACAAGTCGAGGGCAAATTAAGAGGTGCGAGAGATGAAAAAAAGAAAAAAAAGCGTGTCCTTGCGAAATTATATAGCAAAAAAGCTAAGGTCTTCAAAATTTAGTCAAAAAGTGATACAATCCAAGAAATTGTATAACCGTAAAAAGGATAATAATGGCGACTTCAGGAACTGCTAGTTTTGATTTATCAATAGAAGAAATAATTCAAGAGGCTTATGAAAGATGTGGTCTTACTACCACAAGTGGGCATAGCCTTAAATCGGCTAGAATAAGTTTGAATTTATTATTTGCAGAATGGGCTAATAGAGGTATTCACCTTTGGAAAGTTTCACTTACCGAAGTTGCATTAGTTTCAGGAGTAGCACAATATGCTGTAGCTGACACAATTAGCGATGTTTTAGAAGCTTACATATCTTCAACATCTTTAGTTTCTGATAATGCTAATACACAAGATGTTTCACTTACAAAAATAGATAGATCTGCTTATGCTGCATTACCAAATAAATTAGCAACAGGACAACCATCGCAGTATTACGTGGATAGACAAACAACGCCTCAAATACTTTTGTATCAAGCACCCGATCTAAATACTTACACAACATTAAAATTTTATGCTATTAATAGAATACAAGACGCAGGGGTTTACACAAATGAAGCAGATGTAGTTTTTAGATTTTTACCATGTATGGTATCAGGACTAGCTTATTATCTAGCTATGAAAAATTCACCACAGCTAGTGCAACAAAATAAATTAATATATGAAGACCAATTAAAAAGAGCATTAGATGAAGATGGTCAAAGAGCTTCGACATATATTACACCGCAATCTTTTTATCCAAGTGGAATTTAATTATGGCAAAATACGCAACAGGTAAAAGATCACAATCAATATCAGATAGATCTGGTATGGCTTTTCCATATACAGAAATGGTTAAAGAATGGAATGGTTCGTTAGTTCATTATTCTGAATTTGAACCTAAACATCCACAAATAAGAAGAAAACATGTGACTGCTGATGCGATAGCTTTACAAAATTCTAGAAATATGAAATTTCAACAACCAATTCAACCATTTATTAATAATAATACAAGTGATGTGACTATATCAAGCTCTGGTGGCACAATGGTTGGTGTAGCTAATTTAAGTTTACCTGGTGATTTTGCATTTAAGACACAAGATTTTAAAATTACAAGACTCATAAATGGTGTTCAGGTAACCTCAATCTTACATAGTATGATACCAGAAGATCCCTCATTACAAAATAGAAGAAGAGAATTGTTATCCTCAATAGGAGCGGTGGAGGTTAATATTACATAATGGCTATTTCACACGCAGACTTTTTAACTCAAATAAGAAATTATACAGAGGTCAGTAGCACTGTCCTATCTGATTCTCAAATACAAGAATTTATAAGAAATGTTGAATTAGATATAGCGGGTAAGGTTGATTATGATGATCTAAGAAAATATGCTAATTCAAATTTTACTGCGGGTAATCGTGCAGTTTCAATGCCATCAGACGCTTTAATTTTAAGATCTGTTGAACATGTAGATAGTAGTGGCAACAGAAGTTTTTTAGAAAAAAGAGATACAAGTTTTATATCAGAATTTAATGGAACAGGCACACAGGGTACACCTAAATATTTTGCTAATTGGGATGAATTTAATATTATTGTAGCACCTGTACCAGCTGCAGCAGATACAGTTCAGATAAATTATATACAAGATCCACCTGAGTTTACATCTACTAATCAAACTTATTTAGCTAAATATCAAGAATCTATGCTGTTGCATGGTGTATTGTCAGAGTGTTTTAGATTCCTAAAAGGTCCTATGGATATGTACAAGCTCTATGAAAGCAAGTACAATGAGGAAGTACAGAATTTTGCCCTACAACAAATGGGTAGAAGAAGACGAGCTGAGTATGACGATGGAGTTCCAAGAATTAAAATTCCAAGTCCTACTCCTAACACAAATTAAAAAGGAGACCAATTATGGCAATAACAACAAACGCAATATGTGATTCTTTCAAAAAAGAATTACTACAAGCAAAGCATGACTTTGATACATCATCTGATACTTATAAATTAGCGATGTTTACAAGTTCTGCGACTTTAGGAAAATCAACAGAAAATTATACAACAGGTAATGAGGTATCTTCTTCTGGTTATTCTGCAGGTGGTAAAGCATTAGTAAACCAAGGTGTAAAAGTTTCATCATCAGTAGCAATTACTGATTTTGCTGACTTATCATTCGTTGGTGTAACATTAACTGCAAGAGGAGCTTTAATCTATAACACAACTACAGATGGTGGGTCTAACACGACTGATGCTGTAGCTGTTTTAGATTTTGGTGGAGACAAAACTGCGACTTCAGGAACTTTCACAATTCAGTTTCCTGCATTCACAACATCTGCTGCGATCTTAAGATTAGCATAAGGATTAAAATGATATGGCCACTGGATGGGGACAAAAGACATGGGGAGCATCAGAATGGGGAGACCTTTCTGACGAGATAGTTTCCGTTAGTGGCATATCATTAACATCATCAATAGGTTCTGAATCAGTCACAGCAAATGCTGATGTAAGTGTTTCAGGAATTTCATTAAGTTCATCACAAGGAACAACAGTTGCTGGAACTTCTGTTTTAATAGAAGATCCTGGTCCTGTAACTATGTCTTCTGGAATAGGAAGCACAGTTGTTGGAATTGGAGTGCCTGTCACAGGATCAGTTTTCAATACTCAAATTGGTGCTGCGACTGTTGACGAGAGTATTCTAACTGGAGAAGGTTGGGGTAGAGGTGCTTGGGGATCGTTTGCTTGGGGAGTAAATTATTCAGTTGCTGTCACTGGACAGTCTTTGACTTCTTCTATAGGAGAAGAAGTTGGAATTACAGATGTAACTGTTGCTGTAACTGGATCTCAAATAACTTCAACACAAGGAAGTTTCTCATTAAAAATTGACCAAGAGATAATAGTCGTAGCCTCTGAACATACAATTAATTCAAGCATTGGTAGTGAAACTGTTACTGCAGATGCAAATTTGACTGTCTCTAGTGCGGGTTCTCTAACAGGTTCTATAGGCAATACAGTAGCAGGTTTAAAAACTCCTGTAGACGTTACTGGCATACAAATGTCAATGACTTTAGGCACTTTTAGCTTAGTACAAACAACAACTGAATCTGTGACTGGTTTACAAGGAACTCTATCTCTTGGACAACACGATGAAATTCCAGGACAAATTATTGGTGTTTCTGGACTACAAGCAACGAGTTCTATTGGTTCTGTTACTGTCGAGGCGACCGCAGGAATTGATGTAACTGGCATAGAATTGACAGCATCAATAGGAAGCCCTAATATAACTGCATGGGCTGAAATAGATCTAGGAGTAAATAATACTTGGACTCCTGTTGATTTGGCTGCTTAGTTACTGTATTATGAATATTATTTAGGAGATTAAAATTATGGCATCAACTTATTCAAGTGATCTTAAACTAGAATTAATGGCTACCGGTGAAAACGCTGGTACATGGGGAGATAAAACAAATACAAATTTAAATTTAGTACAACAAGCTGTAGCTGGTTTTGAACAAGTTACTCTATCTAGTGGTGGAACCTTAGCTCTTGCAATGTCTGATGGAGCAATATCTAATGCAAGAAATTTAGTAATTAAATTTGCAACAGCATCAATTGCTGCAAGTACAGTTTGTACAATACCAGATTCAATTGAAAAATTTTATATTTTTGATGCAACAGGATTAACTAATCCAACAAACCTCACAATCAAAACTGCATCAGGAACAGGTTTTGTTTTAGACCAAGCAAAAATTTATGCAGCGTATTCAGATGGAACTAACCTAAACGAAATTTCATTAGACACTTTAGGCGGAACTGTTGCTGCTGCAAATGTAACAGGCACAATAGCAACCGCACAAATTGCTGATGACGCAGTAACTTTTGCAAAAATGCAAGACACAACTACTAACAATAGAGTATTAGGTGCTGCAACTGCTGGTACAATTGGCGAAGTACAAGTTGCTACTGATATGATTGCTGATGATGCTGTCACGGCTGATAAATTAGCAAACACTTCGGTGACTGCAGGATCTTACACGACTACCAACCTTACAGTTGATGCACAAGGTAGAATTACGGCTGCGTCTTCAGGGCAAAGTGGTGGCGGAAATTTAGTTTTTAAACAAGCAAGTAGTGGACCAACATCTGGAACATACACTGCCAATGGAAATGCAAGTTATGCACTTATCTATGGATATGCTGGAGGCGGAGGCGGAGGAGCTGGTTATGGTCCTCACCAAGGTCCAGGAGCAGGGAGTGGAGGAAACGGAGGCTTTGGTTCTATTTCATTACCAATCACCCAACCTTTCTCACAACCTTTTTCTGTTGGTGGCGGAGGTAACGGTGGTAATCCTGCAACCTCAAGAGGTAATAATGGTAACTCTGGAGGAGCCACAAGTTTAACAAACGTATTCACATTCAATGGTGGAAACGGAGGACAAGGCGCAAGTTGGAATGGCCAAAGTGCATCAAGTGGTAACAGTGGAACTACGTCTGTCAGTAATGGTACGCTTGTTACACCACCAAGTAGAATTTTTGGTTCTGTAGGTGCTCAAGGAAATAGTATTGAAGCTTTTGGATTAAGTGGTGGTGGAGGTAGCTCCAACAACAACACTGGTCAACAAGGTAACCCTGGACAAGGTGCAGGGGGTGGTATGCTTTTAATCTTAGAAAACATAGGAAGTTAAAATGGCAAAAGTAATTTTTTCAAAAGACGATCCCAACTCAGTATATAAAATTGCTAGAGATGATGATTTTTTAAATGCAAATAAAAATTTTGATACTACTAGTTACGAATTAATTGATATTCCTGCAGATGATTTTACACAAATTAAATTGAGTAACAAACTTGTACTATATCATGACGGAGCAGATGTATATTTTGCTGAGTCTAATCATTTAAATGATCCACAAGCTAACCAAGGTCAAATGCCACCTGAAGAACCAAATGGAGTTCCATTTGTATGGTACTCTGGTGATGGTGATGAATTACAGGTATATATAAATAATCTTGATGCTATGTTTGAAAATTATTTAAAAGGTAATGCAGATAAACCATTAGGCTCTTTAGTAGCTACATACAAAGCTTATTTGAAAACAATCAATCTAAACGATGTAATAGCATTAAATGTGA